TTAGTATACTATCTTTTCTATCTCGTCGGCGAGCTCTTGCATACTTCTATGTGTGTATACCTTTTCTGTAACATCCAATATCTCATGCCCTACAATCAGCTTAAGTATATACTCATTCATATTTGCAGACTTGGCAGCGCTTATAAAAGTATGGCGCGTGTCGTGCGGCTTATGCGACATATTAAAGCGTTTGTTTATTTTCCCGAAGCGTCCGCGGTATTTATCGTATGTTAAGTGCGTGCCTTGCTGCCCGTTCTCATCATTAAACAGATAGTCGCTACCCATAGCAACAGCTTTGTTATAATTGGCTACAACTAGATCATATATAGCGGAGTGTATAGGTACAACTCTATTACGCCCTGCGTCAGTCTTAAGGCCGCCGAACATTGTACGCGCCTCTAAGTCTATGTCTGCAACCTTTAGTATTGCCAGCTCTTGCGGACGCCAGCCGCTATATATGCCTATAAGCACCATATCGACAAAAGGGAAGCTCACGTTATCCCAAAGCGTTTGTATTTCCTCGGAACTAAACGGAATACGTACAATTTTAGGCTTGCCACGCTTTACACTCTCACATAATGCCGCGTAGTCCTTTTCTACAATGTCGTATTTAAGGCAGTACTTATACATTAAGTTATACATACTTTTCATACGCTGCTTAGTGCTGTCACCTACCTTGGCGTCGTGTATGGTGCCCTCTAAGTGGTTCGGGCGTATATCACGCATGCGCATGTTATGCAGCGGCTTAGAGTGATTAAAGGCAGCAATCCAAGAACGGCAAGAGCTGGGAGTAACCTTTACAAAATGCTCTTTGCTCCACCGCTCGTAGACTTCAGCAAAAGTAATAGAGCATGCCTCTATGTCGTACGGGTTTTGGTTGTAATTCATAAGAGCAGTTAAAGCCTCTTGCCTCGTTGGATAATACCCAATAGTTAAATAACGCTGCTTAGTCCTGCCTGTAGTCTCGTCAATTTCCCAGCCTTTAGTTTTTCGAGCGATCCACGGGTTGCGGCGTTTGCCGCCCTGCTTATATACGCTACCCATTCCATTAGCAAGTTTCATATAACATAACCTCACTTTCTTATTATGGCGGCTTATTTTTTAAAAAGGGTATAAAAAATAAGCCTATCGGAAACCCTAGGCTTATGCTATAATAGTACTTGCGGGGTACATAACAAGCGAGCAGCCTTTAAGGTCCGTTAGTTGTGTGTCTATGTAGCCGTTCCTGCGCCAACAGGGGCGGCTATTTTTTGTGTATTGATTTTTCCAGATATTACCATAAGACATATGCACAGCCAGCCAGTATAATAGATACTAAAAGAGAGGCTTACATAATGACATACAACTTATGGCAGATACGAACGGCCAAGGGCTACAGCCTGCGAGAGCTGGAAGAGTTAAGCGGGGTAAGCAAGACCACAATAAACAATATTGAAAACGGAAAAGCAAACCCGACCATAGAAACCCTGCGCTTACTTGCAGCAGCCCTAGAAGTAGAGCTATTCGATTTACTAGAATTATAATATTGCAAGTTACCGTTGCCAAGAGCTACGGGGCATACGTCCGACATAATGGACAAAACAGCCGAAAGTCTTACATATCTTACCGACTGGCGTTATAATTACCACATCACAAAGGAAAGAGGGCGAGCCAGTGGATAAGCTACGGCGGCAAATACGCGAACTACTCGACAGCATAAGCGACGAGCACGCACTTAGAATAATATTACAATTCATACGAGGAATTAAAGGCAGCTAGGCGACTAGCTGCTTATTTAAAATATGACGCCACAATAAAATCTTTTATTTTTTCCAATTCATCAACAGAAGCAATAGAGCTTTTCCAATGAAATTGTTTTTTATTTATCTGAGCAGCAAATAAAGGGTTATCCCTGTTTTTATCTGCAAGAGCAAAGGGTAGCCGCAAAGATACCCAAAAGGCACGCGGCGAAGCCTTAAAACGCATAAAATCATTTTCGCCACACAACAAAGATATATAATTGTCGCTACGGCGCGCTATTCCAAAATCGGAATATAGTTCACTTGAAGAAATAAAGGACTTTACAATCTCTATAACTTCTACCTCTCTGTCACTTAAAGAAAAATCTTTATACAATTGACTGGCTGGGGCTTGCGGAGCAGGTGTATAAGAGATATTTACAATATCATAAAATACACTTTCCGGGATAATCTCTATATCATAACCCTTTAACTTATATTCTTCGGCTTTCTTTTGCTTGCCACTCTTGCCATTCTTTATAGTGGTGCAATAGTCGTTATTGCCTAAAACAAGATAATTAGTTTTCTTTGTAACATTATCGCCATTTATACCGCCCATATTTGCCACGAGCTGCATAGCATCTTTGCGCAGCATTTTTTCAAGTGTGCCAGTAAATACAACTACCTTATCAAGTAGCGGGCTATCTGCTGGAATTTCTGAAACTGTAGCACTGATGTCAGCAGCTTTTACTTGCGAATGTTTAGCAAGCGTATTTAATTGTATTGCGCCGTCCGCACACTCTCTCTTAAATATTTCATATATAGAATTAGTCAATGCACAGTCAAAGCCAGCTCTATGCGCGCCCTCATAAGATAAATTATACTGCTTTGCTAAATCAGATAAGCGATTGTGTTTATTTTCTTTATGCAAAAGTCTAGCAATGCGCATAGTGTCTACAAAGTCGTTAGAGAGTGGTATAGATAAAATACTGGTGCAATAGTCATATAAAAAGTTAATATCAAAATTAACATTGTGACCGACTATAATATCAGAGCCGATAAAGTCATATAACGGCTGCATAACATCTACAGCACTTGGAGCACTAGCAAGCATATTATTTGTTATGCCTGTAAGCTGCGTAATAAAGTCGTTTACCTCACGGTCCGGCTTAACAAGTGTACTATACTTGTTTACAAGTTCACTACCGCGATACTTAAATGCACATATTTCTATTATCTCGTCGTACTCTGGCGATAAGCCCGTAGTTTCAATATCAACTACGGTATAATCATTTGGAAAAGTTAATAAACTATGCCCTTTACTATCTCTCATATGTAACATCTCCTTTGTAATATTATTTAATTATCAGACTTAATCTTATCAACAAATTTCTTAATAAGTTCCCACTCGTTAGGGGATAACTGCCCCAAGGCGATAAATGTATTAAGTATAAACTCGTCGCCACTACCAAGAGCTGCGCCGACAATTTGCGCAGCCTTTTCTGCGCGGCTCATTTCCTCGAACATAGATCCCTTGCCAGTACGTAGCCATTCCTCATTAACTCCGAACTCACGGCAGATAGCTGTAACATTTTGATTAGTTACATTTACTACGCCACTTTCTATACGGCTAATGGCAGAACGGGTAACGCCGATACGCCCGCCGAAAGTTTCCATACTTAAACCTAGCGCTTTACGTATCTCTTTAACTCTTTCGTTCATATATTTTTATTCCTTTCCTAGATTTCAACATCATAATAACACTATAGCGTAACATAAGCAACAAATTTTTATAAAAGTTGTTGACAAACGTAACCCACGCAACTATAATACGTAATGTAAGCAACATTATAACAAAACAACAGTACAGAAAGCGGGGCACATAATGGCGAGTGAAGAAAGGAGAACGAAAAGCACCGAAGAGCTAATTAATACTTTAAATGATTTTTGCAGCCAGATACTTATTATGGCAGAGGCAAAAGGGCTTACACGAAAAGAAGTAAAACGCGTGCCGAGCTGGTTAGATAGTATGCTGACAAGCGAAAGTTTTAACGACGAGCCGTACACATACGGAAGAAACCCGCAGCAATAGAGCCGCGGGCAAAGAATTACTTTATTGCTTACTTGTGAGAAAGACTAATTATTTCATTTTCAAGCAAGCGCAAAGTTTTAAAAGTTTCTTCTTGGAGCTTTTTAACTGCTTCCATAGCCTTTGTGTCCTCAATATCAGAGGCTATGGACTTTGTACTTAGGTTAAAGGCTGCGGCGTAATTGCCTAGCTTTAACTCTTTATCACTATCACACATTTTTAACACCACCTTTCATATGGATTATACCACAGAGAGGCGCGGCAACGAAAGAGAGGTAACATATGAGATTTAAGGACGACAACGACAACAGATACAGAGTTAATTTTACGAGAGCTACAGAGGCGCATATAGACAAAATGACAGTAGCCGAGTTTATAGAGTACTTGGAAAATAACGCGGAGTTCGAGGACGAAAGCACCCCCATATATATAGACGGCAAAACAATATGGTGCAAAGACTGCGTTTTAAAAGAAACATACAAATTACGTAAAGAGTTTTTAGTATCAGAGGACGGCAGCAGGCTTTTTTATGCGATATCAGTCACAAAGAGAGCAGAACTCGTAGACGACAGCACAGAGGCAGCAGCCGACAACACAGAGGCTATAAGCTGGGAGCAGCAGCCGAAAACAGTAACGCTTACCAACGAGTTATGTAGTATGCTGCAGTGCTATATCTTAATGACTACGAACTACAGAAAGGGCGAGGTTGAGGCGTGGGAAAAGCTGGCACAGGAAACGGACGAGAACGGCGCACCTAAGTTTAAGAACGCAGCCAGCAACGCCCAGTTCTGGCGAGATATGGAGATACAGTTACAGCAGATATATACAGCAGCAGACTAACGAAAGAGAGGTACAGTATGGACGAAAAGACACAGGCAAGAATTAAGAAACTGCAGGCACTAGCAGAGAGAGGAGTAGGCGGCGAAAAAGAAACAGCCACCCGCAAATTGCAGGAGCTATTAGAAAAGAATGGAATAAGCAGCGTAGAAGAACTTGCACAGGACAAGTACATATTTACCGTGTTTAGTTACAATGGAGCGCTAGGCAGAAAGTTATTGAGCCAATGTATATATAAAGTAATGGGCCACGATAGCAACAGGACACAGTACAAGATACCACATACAAGGCAGAAAATAGGCGTTTACTGCACAAAGGCGCAAAAGCTCGAAATAGAACTAGAATTTGAATTTTACGAAAGACTATTCGAGGAGCAGCAAGAAATATTTTTAAGTGCATTTATACAAAAGCAGAATATTTTTCCACCAGACGCACCAGTAAGTGACACAGATCCAACGGAGCGAGATATAAAAGTAGCACTTATGGCAGAGACAATAGAGAGAAAAACAAGGGCAGCTATGATAGAGAGCAGCGAGGGCTAATATATGGCAAATATGGTAAAAGACAAAGACGGCGTAGTTAAATACTGGGTACGTGCGCACGAGATTACTTGCAACTACACAGAATATGAGCACGACGTAGAGTACGACAGATATTACATGCTGCGCGAAAGCAGAGAGTATAAAAAGCACGGCAAGGCAGTACGGCAGCGTATTACTAAAAAAGAATACTTAGCGGTAAAGAAGATAACAGAGAAATTCATAGCACTACACAGCAAAGAGGGCGAAAAATAACAGCGTATGTATATGACACAAAACGAGATAGCAGACAGATACATAAGGCGTGGCACAAGTATTACTATACTGGCCGAGCTAAACGCCGTAAGTGTAGACCAGATCAGAGAAATACTTACAGACGCAGGCGTAGAACTGCCAGAAGTGAAGAAAATAAAGCAGCAGCGTATAGAGTGCTGCTACGACGCGCTGGACGATATAGAGCGGCGCATAAAGGAATATACGCAGGAACACAAAGCAAAGGATCATAAGCAGGAAGTATTAGAACTGGAATACACAGCGGTAGTAGAACTTATGCAGCGCTTATCAGACGAAAGTTTAAGGACAAAGAAGAAAGAGAGGTAAAACAGTATGCAGCAGACATTAGAGAGAACGGAAGAACAGCAGAGCTTAGAAAATTTCAGCGAGCTTATGCAGGAAGTAGCAAAATTGCCAGAGGATAAGCGCAATATAGTTGCGGTGTACTCGCAGGGCGTACTTGCTATGGCACAGGCACAGCAGAATACAGCGAGGTAACAGGATATGCAGGCAGTGAAAATTAAACCAGCAGAGGCAGCCGCTATTATGGGCTGTAGCCCGCAGTTTGTCCGTATAGGACTACAGCAGGGGAAGTTAGACATAGGCGACGCGATTAAAATGTCGTCAATATGGACGTATAACATAAGCGCAGCTGCACTTGCTAGGCGGCAGGGCGTAACAGTAGAAGAGCTAGAGAAAGAAATAAAGGAGTTGCGGGAATGAACAGGAGACAGAGAAAGAAGAAAGACGCAAAAGGCTTAACACTTATATTTAGCTGCAAAATGGTATGTAAGCAAGAAACCTACGCGAATTTAGAGAGAATGATACAGGCACAACTTAATAAGGGCAACGTAATAGTATTGCCGCCATATCTGCGACTAGAGGGAATAGCGGGCGGCAGCAGGGTTAAAAAAATAAAAATAATGAAAGAGAGACAAGCACAATGCAGCAAGTAACGCTAAGTGCGCTTACAGCGCTTATAAGCTCGTCGGAACGCGTAAGGGTGATAAAAAACGGCGCCGTAGTGTTTACAGACTGGGGCTATTACATTAAAGAACACTACAAAGAAAGAGGATTTACAGGCGACGAGATAGTAACAGACTTTAGGGCACACTTGGATGTAGCACACAAAGACTGGCGCAAGCTGGGACTTATGCCGCCGCTCGACCAAGAGAGCATGCCGCAGTACATAGCGGACGATATGCGCTTAGATATGTATTACGACATTTATATATAAACGCCTCTAGCTTAAAGGCAAAGCAGCAGCCGCAGGGCTGTATATGCAACTTTCGAGAGTTGCGGGGCGTGTCGTCCGACGAAAAGGACATAAAAACAGAAGAAAGGAGAGCGGAAACGTGGAGACAGACAACGCAGTAGCATTACAGGGCATATTAAAGGAGCTGCGCAAGGTAGATAACATTAACACGCTGCCATTTAACGGCTACGAGCTTACAGTCATTACCGAACGACGCAGCGGAGCACTTGACGAGACTATAGTATACGCGCAGAGCAATAATGTAGACAGTATCGAAGTAAATGCGCCAGTTATGGTACTTGGCAGCCTACAGGCTTACAAGAACTTTATAACAGGGAAAGTGCTTGTATACGTGCTGGCAGAGACAGCACAGAAGATCGCGGGCGAGCATTGGAACTATGAAAACGAGGTGCAGCTAAGCGGAGCACTAGGCAGCGGCATTACATACAGAGAGACGCCGCTAGGCAAACACATAAGCGACATAAGCATACTTGTAGAAAACAGGCTAAAAGACTTACACGGCTGCTATATCCCGTGTATCGCTTGGAACGATACCGCAGCTATGGTTAAGGAATGGCACGAGGGCGAGCACGTAACCTTAAAAGGAAAGCTGCAGAGCAGAGCCTATACTAAACGCATAAGCGAGCAACAGGAAGAGCAGAGGACAGCGTACGAGGTATCAATATATGCAATAGGAAAGGCGTAAACATGCAGAGCAGGACAATAACAGGCATACACGACACTTGCTTTACGGACAAAAGTAAATGTAGCCCAGAGTGCAAGCATAAGAATACGTGCATACACAGCGCCCACAAAGAAAGGAAAGTGGAAAAATGCAGATAAAAAAGACAATATTAACAGAGAGCGTTACGCTCGAAGAGCTTAGAAAGTTTATAAGAGAGGGACGAGCTGCGGAAGTACTGGCAGCAGGCGACCAGATCTATATTGATTTTGACGGCGCAGCAGTGCCATACGACGTAATAGGCATAGACGTAGACACACCAGCAGCCGAAGAGCTTAAGCATACAGTTACTATACAGGCACACGAGCTTATAGAGGAACACCCGTTTGATACAAAGGGAAACTACGGCTCTAATGACTGGGAAACAAGCGAGCTTAGAGAGTATCTTAACAGCGAAGAATACGCGGCACGCTACGCAGAGCTGGTCGAGTATGCAATACCAGTTACTAAAATGAACACAAACGGCAGAAAGACAGTAGATACGTTTTTCTTGTTATCTGTAGACGAGTATAACGCTAAAAACACACCATACGAGTATTACAAAGACAAGCCATACAGAGCAACCAAGCACGCAAAGGACGACTTTAACGACTGGCATAGAACCCGTAGCGCTTATCATGGCAGCTCGTTCCGTGCGTGGTACGTGTACTCGAGCGGCAACGTCTACGGCAACGGCGCGAGCTACTCTATGCGCTGCGCGCCCGCTTGTGCAATAGGATAAATATAAATAATACGCCCTGTACGCTTACAGGGCGCTATATAAAAAGACATAATAAAAAGCGCCTACGATACTGCAATATCATAGGCGCTAAGCTATAGCCGAAGCGTATAGCATTACTACGTTTATATTATACGTTGCATACGGCAAAAGGGCAAGGGAAATAACGGGGCGGCGCCCCGTAAAAAACACTTGATAAAAGTATTAGCTTACCGACAGAGATACACAAAAATATATATACGTGAGGTAAAGATATATGCCGTATGTTAAGAGGACTACCAGGGCAGGCAAGACGATAGAAGTAGAATATTTCTATACATCAAGGCTAAACAAAAAAGGTGCAAAGAGAAAAGACAAAGTAAAGCCTACACCAGATGCACAAAAAAGAGTAAACACTAAACAGGCAGAGAGAAAGTTAAGACTCTTAATGAACGCTAACTTTGGCTACGGGGATTACCACTTGGTATTAGACTACATAAGGCATAAGGGAGAGCCAGACAGAACACGCGAAGAAATGAAAAAAGATATACAAGTATTTTTACGTGAGTGTAGAAAGCTGTATAAAAAAGCTGGGTTAGAGTTCAGATACATACACGTTATGGAGATAGGCAAGAAAGGCGCAAGGCACCACCACTTAGTAGTAAACCACATAGATACAAGCCTGTTGCAGCAGGCATGGTATAAAGCGTACGAGGGACACAACCGCGTTAAAGTATTTCCACTAGACGACAGCGGACAATACGGGGATCTAGCAGCGTATTTTATCAAATACACAGATAGACACATACAGGACGCACCAGAGCAGAGGCTACAGGGCAAGCGTTGGGCGGCAAGTAAGAACTTAGTACACCCAGAGCCAGAGTACGAGTACGTGACTGCTCGCTCGTGGTATCGCTGCGAGGCAAAAGCACCAGCGGGCTATTACGTGGAAAAAGGCAGCGAAGAAAAGGGCACAGTAAGCCCCGAGTATTACGGCTACGGCTATTACCGGTATAGGCTAGTACAGCTAGAATAAAGCAAGAAAGGCGATTTTATATGCGAAACGTGAGAATTGACAACGAGGCAGGGGCACAAGAGACACTATTTAACTGGACGCAGTACCAGTACTCGAGATACCCAGAACTAGAGCTGCTATACCACATACCAAACGGTGGCAAGCGAGATGCACGTACAGCAGCCAACTTAAAGAGGCAAGGGGTAAAGGCTGGCGTACCAGATTTACACCTGCCAGTAGCGCGCGGCGGCTACCATGGGCTATACATAGAGCTTAAAGTAGGCAGTAACAAACCGACACAGCTACAAAAGAAATGGCTTAGCAACTTAAACGAGCAGGGCCATTTAGCGGTAGTGTGTTACGGCTGGCAGCAGGCAGCAGAGCAGTTAATAAACTACCTAGAGCTGGAAGAGCCAGAACCAACGGAGAGAAAGAGAGGCAAACTATGAAAGTAATAAGCATTATTAACCTTAAGGGCGGCGTAGGGAAAACGTACACAGCGTATAACATAGCCTACGAGCTGCAAAAGAGAGGCAAGACAGTATTACTACTGGACAACGACAAGCAGGGCAATTTAAGCAAGGCAGCAGGGGCATACAAGGCAGCGGGAAAGTGCGCAGCGGCTAAAGCATTGTTAGGCGAATACAAGAACCCATTAAGAGAGTTAATAACAGAGCACCCGCAGTATAACAACGTGGATATAATAACGGCTAATATGTCACTTATGCAGGCAGTATGGACAATGGCAGGCTACAGCGGCAGCCAGATAGACGCATACGACAAATTAATACACACGCCTATTACCGACTTAGATCTGTCATTCACAGACACAATAAACAACTACTACGACTATATGATTATTGATAACCCGCCAGACATAGCCTTTAACGTAATAGCCGCACTAAAGATTACAGACGAGGTTATAGTACCCGTAAAAATAGACGAGTGGGCGCTAGAGGGCTTGGACATTATAGCGGAGCAGATACAGGACGCTAAGCAGCTTAACCCAGACATAGAACTACTCGGCGCGCTTGTGACGATGTATAAAAACAACGATACGAACATAGCGGGGCTGGAATGGCTGCAGCAGAAAAGTAAAGTTAAAATACTGGGACAGATACGCTACACCGACAAGGCAGCAGAAAGCACGTTTTTTAATAAAGCGGCATACGAGTATAGCCCACGCTGCGGCGCAGCGCAGGACTATAAAAAACTGATAACAAAGTATCTGGATGAAAGAGAGGCGTAAAACTATGGCAGCAAATAAGTTTAGCTTTATGGATATATTAAATGCACAGAGCAAAGCAGACACAAAGGCAGCAGCAGTAACAGAGTACACAGAAATATATTTAAACCCGTACGACGTAGAGGAAACAGAAAGCAACTTTTACAGCCAAGAGAGCATAGAAGAGCTGGCAGACACTATACTTGCTGTAGGACAGCAACAGCCGACAGTATTAGGCAGAATAGACGGCAAATATAAAATTATAAGCGGCCATAGACGAAACAAGGCTAACAGGTTGCTTATAGACAGAGGCTACGAGCAGTATAAGAGCGTGCGCTATCTTTACAAAGACATAACACCCGCAGGCCTCGAGCTTAGCTTATTAGTCGGTAACGCATTCAACAGAGAGCTTACGCCGTACGAAAAAACAGAGCAGGCAGCAAGACTTAAAAAGGCAATTATAAGAGCCAGAGACGAGGACGGCTTAGAAATACAAGGGCGCCTGCGCAGCTTAATAGCCGACGTACTGGGCGAGAGTGCGACAAACGTAGGACGCATGGAGCAGATTAACAACAATCTTACGCCAGAAGCTAAAGAGCAATTTAAGGCGGGTAACTTAGGCATAACTGCAGCATACGAGACAAGCAAGTTAGACGAGGACGAACAAAACGAGATAGCGCAGCAGGCAGCAGCAGGCGAGGATATAAGAGCAAAAGAGATAGCCGCAAAGGTAGCAGAAAAGAAAGCGGGCGACGATTACAGGACGCCGCACCCAGAAAGTGCTACGAGCCTATGCTATAGTTGCTTGAATTACAGCACTTGCAACGTAAAAACGGGAACGTGCGAAAAGTGCGACGAGTATATTAACAAGGCAGAGGCAGAAAAGACGGACGAGCAGCGCTACGACGAGCAGCAGGCGGCAATAGATAAGCAGACGCAGAAAACGCTACAGGCCAGAGAACGCGAGGCAGCATTAGACAGGGTACTACAGCCAAAAGAGCAGAAAGTACATGAACTTAAGCTAGCTGCTATGTATTTTAAGGACGTAGCGACAGGAAAAAAGAGCTTTGAACTACAAAAGAACGACAGAGGCTTTAAGACCGGCGACGCACTACGCCTTAACGAGTATGCCGACGGCAAAGAGACAGGCAGGTACATAGAGGCAGACATAGTATATATGCTGGAAGATTACAGCGGCTTACAAGAGGGTTATTGCATACTCGGTATAAAGGTTACTAAGGTGCCCGAAACGGACACACAAATAGACGGGCAGACAAATAGAAAAGACTTTTTAAGCGAAAGCGAGGCGTAATACATGAATTACAGGCAGTGGAAAAAGAATTATAAAAAGCGGCACGGGCATAACCCGCCGCTTGAAGCTGATAAGCGGCAACGAGCAAAAGCTATGAGAAATACAATAACTGCAAACGACATAGTGACAGCAATACAAAATATGGCCGACGCAATACAAAGAGCTCTTGCAGAGCGGACAATTGCAGAGTTCTACAGGGGGTTAAGCAACGGGGTTAGAACGGCAGCAGACGCGGCACAAAACATAGCAGAACGAATAGAAAAGAGGGCGGCGAATGACAGCAATAGAGATATTTAAAACAATAGCACTTGTAGCAGGCATATTAATAGCGCCGTTCATAATCGCGGCAGCGGTATGCGCATTAGCGGTTGTGGCAGGGTTTATTATAGCCCTGTTGCGTTTCCTGTTTACAATCGAGGTAGACGACGACGGCGACGTACGCGAGTGTATCGGCTGCCATTCTTGCGACTGCGAAAATTGTAAGATCCACAAGAAAGCACAAAAGATTATAGCAAAGCGGAAACGACGAGAAGAAAAGGAACTAGCGGACAGACAAAAGAGACAGGCAGAGGACGAGAAACAAATAAAATACTTGCAGGAATACAACAGGAAGAAAAGAGAGGGTAAAAAGTGAACAACGTAACGTTAAGCGGAAGATTGACAAAAGAGCCAGACGTACGCTACGGCGGCGAAAATAACAGCGTAGCAATAGCACGCTTCACACTGGCGGTAGACGATTACAAAAGCACAGACTTCATCAACATACGAGCGCTCGGTAAAACGGCAGAGTGGGTAGAGAAATGGCTACAGAAAGGCAACAAAGTAGAGCTAGTTGGAAAAATTAAAACAGGGCACTACACAGGCAGGGACGGCAAAGAAATTTACTATACCGAAGTATTGGCAAATAGCGTAAGTTTTGGAGAGACAAAAACAGAGGCGCAGCAGAGACAGCAGGCAGCAGGCAGCAGACCACAGCCAGCACCAAACGACGGCGGCTTTATGGACATACCAGACGGCTACGACAACGAGATCCCATTTAATTAAAAACAATGTGGCAGCAGAAAGTGAGGAGTAATTAAGAGTGAGCGAAATAAGGCTAAACGAGGACGAACTAGAGCAGATAATAACCACAGCCGCCAAAAAGGGCGTAGAGATATACAAGCGAGAGGGACAAAAGAAACACAAAGCGGATAAATACCACGACACATTTAGCCTTATGAGGTGCTACAGAGACGCAGTTTTTCATAGAGAAAATGCGGTAAGCGAAGCTGCACAGCTACAGCAGCAGGGAGAATTAACAGAAGAGCAGCAGGCTACATACTTGCGCAGCATACGACGCACACGCTTTAAAACCATACTAATGCTAGACCACATAGACAAGGCAGTAGAAGAGATAGAAAGACGCAGGCAGCAGCAGGGGCGAGAGGTAGAATATAAAGCGTTTGAGCTATACTTTATGCAGGGCTTAGACTATGCGGACATAGCCGAAGAACTGAACACGGGCAAGAACACACCGCGCCGCTGGATAAGCGGGATAATAAACGAGCTAAGCGTACTACTCTGGGGAATAGACGAGGACTCTATAGCACAGTAGTAAAAGCGTGGTAAAAAGCTGGGGTTTACGTGGGGTATTGCCTGCGGTAAAATGATAGCGTGAGAAAGAGCGGAAAGCTAAGCTACTTAAGCAGCATTAGTTAGCCGCTCTTTTTTATTGCATTTTTCTAGCCTAGCGTATGAAACCTAGGACGCTAGGCAATTAAAGAGAGGCAGGCTATGAAAGAATGGGCTAAAGAGTTCTACCACAGTAAGAACTGGATAGAAACACGGCGGGCTTATCTTATATCGCAGCATTACCTGTGTGAGCGCTGCGGCGAGCCTGCAAAGGTAGTACACCACAAACACTACTTAACAAAGCGAAACATAAACAACGCAGACATAGCGCTTAACTGGGACAACCTCGAGGCGCTATGTCAAGACTGCCACAACAAAGAGCACCACGCGGCAGCAGATACACGCCGCTACAAATTCGACGACGACGGCAACGTAATACAGACGTAGCCGCGAGCATATCCCCCCCTATTCAAAAATTTTGAATAGCCCAGCGGAGACCGAGGGGTGGAGTCTAAAAAAACTCTACAGGGGCGCGCGTACGTGGTGTAGGGGGTGTGGTGTGCGAGAAGTGAGGCGAAGATATGGCAGGAAAGAAAGAGTACACGAAAAAAGAGAGAATTAAGAAAGAAAAAACCAGACTTAAAGGCATTTTTAAGAACCTCGACGAAAACAAAAAGAAACTTGTTACGCCGCTTATCGAAAAGGCTGCTTTTATGTCTGTCGAGCTCGATATATTGCAGGATAGCATACAGGAAAACGGCTGGACGGCGGAGTATCAGAACGGCGCGAACCAGTGGGGCGAAAAGCGCAGCGCAGAGGCAGACACCTATATAGCGCTAAGCAAGAACTATACGGCAGTTATAAAGCAATTAACAGAGCTTGTACCAGCAGCAGAACGCAAGAAAAGCAAGCTAGCCCTGCTGCGTGAGGAATAGCCCTAGAGTGCCATATAAAAATTACATTTACGAGTATTACGCAAAGATTACAAGCGGCGAAATCGTAGCGGGTAAATGGATAAAACAAATTTACAAAATACTTGTAGACGGGTTGGAAAAACAAGAGTTTTTTTACAATGCAAAAAAGGCAAATAAGGCAATAAAGTTTATCGAAAATTTTTGTCACCACAGCAAAGGCCGCAGCGATCTATTAAAGCTGGAATTATGGCAAAAAGCTATAGTATGCGCCATGTTTGGTATTGTAGACGACCAAAATATAAGAATTTTTCGCGAAATTTTTATAGTTATTGGACGAAAAAACGGCAAAAGTTTATTTGCAAGCGCCATTATTGCATATATGGCGTACCTAGAGCCAGAGTACGGGCAAGAGATTTATTGCTTAGCACCAAAGTTAGACCAAGCGGCGCTCGTTTACGACGCTTTTTACAAAATGGTAGAAGCAGAGGACGAGTTAAAAGAGCTTGCTAAAAAGAGGCGCAGCGATATTTACCTAGAAGAGACTAACACGACTATTAAGCCTATTGCATTTAACGCAAAGAAAAGCGACGGCTTTAACCCGCAGCTAGTTATATGCGACGAAATGGCAGCGTGGAGCGGCGACGGCGGGCTAAAGCAATATGAGGTTATGAAGTCGGCGCTGGGTGCAAGGCGGCAGCCTATGATACTTAGTATATCTACAGCAGGCTATATTAACGACAGTATCTACGACGAGTTAATGAAACGTGCCACCAGCTTTCTAAAGGGCAGCAGTAAAGAGCGCAGGCTATTGCCATTTTTATACATCATAGACGACGTAGAGAAATGGAACGATATAACAGAACTAAAGAAAGCTAACCCGAATATGGGCGTAAGCGTACAAGAGGGCTTCTTTAAAGACGAAATAGCAGTAGCAGAGGGCAGCTTAAGCAAAAAAGCAGAGTTTCTTACAAAATACTGCAATATTAAGCAAAATAGTAGCGTTGCGTGGCTGGAATACACACTTGTAGACAAAGCAAGCGAAGAAAGCACGCTAGAGGACTTTAGAGACTGCTACGCAGTGGGCGGCATTGATCTAAGCCAGACAACAGACTTAACAGCCGCAAGTATCGTAATCGAAAAAGACGGAACGCTACACGCGTTTACACAATTCTTTATGCCGCGTAACAGACTCGAAAGCCTACAGGCAACGGACGGCGTACCTTATGACGTATTTGTAAAAAAAGGCGTACTTACGCTATCCGGCGACAACTACGTAGACTACAAAGATGTATTTAACTGGTATGTAGAGCTGCTTAACACATACGGCATACGAGTATTACAGATAGGCTACGACAGATACAGCGCCCAGTACTTAATTGATGACCTTAAGGCGTACGGCTTCCACACCGACGACGTATACCAGGGCGAGAACTTAACGCCAGTTATACGAGAGTTTGAGGGAATTATCAAAGACGGTAACTTTAAGATTGCAAGCAATAACTTACTTAAGTCCCACTTCTTAAACGTGGCGCTTAAGCAGAATTTAGAAACAAGAAAATTTAGACCTATAAAGATAGAACAGCGCGCACATATAGACGGCTTTGTAAGCGTAATAGACGCTATGACAGTACGCCAGAAATACAACGCGGAGCTGGGCGAGCTGCTTAAAAACGCAGCATAGAAAGGAGTGAGAAAAACGGGGCTTTTTGATTACCTTTTTAAAGGACGAAAAAACAAAGAAATAATAGGCGAATACTTTAAGCTACTTAACGGCTATAGTCCTGTATTCTCTACCTACGACGGCGGCGTATATGAAATGGATTTAACCCGCACGGCAATTAATAGCTTTGCTACGCATTGTAGCAAGCTAAAGCCAGAGGTAGAGGGCAGCGCACTTAAAAACCTAGAGCATACATTACAGTTTAAACCCAACGCGTTTATGGATACGACAAAGTTTATAGCGCGAGTGGCGACCATATTAGAGTGCGAGCACACAGCCTTTATTATACCGATAGAGGACCGATACGGACAGCTTGCGGGCTGGTACCCACTACTGCCGCAGAATTGCGAAATAATAGAATATCAAAAGCAAGTTTTTTTGCGCTATACGTTTGGAAACGGGGAGCGCGCGGCTATTGAGTTTGAGCGCGTCGGAATATTGACGACGCACCAATATAAAGACGACATTTTCGGCGAAGATAACAAGACAATGAAACCAACTATGCAGCTCATACAGACGAGCAACGAGGGTATTATTAACGCCGTAAAGAACTCGGCAAATATACGCTTTCTGGCAAAAGTGGCAAATATGCTTAAGCCAGAGGATATTAAAAAAGAGCGCGACAGATTTACGCAGGACAACTTAAGCAGCGACAACCAAAGCGGAATGATTATATACGATAGCAAGTTTAGCGACGTTAAGCCAGTAGAAAGCAAACCATATACGCCGAACGCGCTGCAGATGCAGCAGATCCAAGAAAATGTATGTACGCATTTTGGCACTAATATGGACATATTGCAAAACAAATTCAATGAGGACACTTGGAACGCTTACTATGAGGGGAAAATAGAGCCATTCGCTATACAGTTATCGCTTGTAATGTCAAATATGTCACTTACACCACAAAAACTTGCACGCGGCAACGCTATTACATTTAGTGCAAACAGACTACAGTACGCCAGCAACAACACAAAGCTGCAGGTAAGTACGCAGCTATTCGACAGAGGCTTACTTAATCGTAACGGGGTTATGGACATATGGAACATGGCGCACGTCGACGACGGCGACAAATACTACATACGAAAAGAATACACAGAGGTTAGTGAACTGGACAAACACAACAAAGAACCGCAGCCGGTAATTACAACGCAGCAGCCACAGCAAACAGAGCCGACAGCAGGACAAGGGCCAGAGCCACAGCCGCAGCAAACAGGCGACGGGCAGCAGACAGGCGAGAAAGGAGAAGAGTAAGTATATGCCAGTAGTAAAAGAAAGAGAATACAGAAACGTAGCGGCGCCTTTATCGGCAGCAGCCGCCGTAAAACAGTTTAACAGTGATTTTTACGTAGAGGGTTATGCTACAACATTCGATACGCCGTACGTGCTCTACGAGTTCGAGGACGGCGACAAATACTACGAAAAAATAGACAGGCACGCACTAGACGGCGCAGACCTAAGCGACGTAATTATGCAATACGACCACACGGGCAGAGTGTACGCCCGTAATAGCAATAACACTCTTAAATTAACAGCAGACACAAAAGGGCTTCTTATTGCAGCCGACCTTAGCAAAACAGAATTAGCAAGGGGACTGTATGAGGATATTAGCGCGGGAATGATAACAAAAATGTCATGGGCGTTTACAGTCGCAGAGGATAGCTACGACAGAGTGACGCATACCCGCACTATTTTAAAAATCAAAAAGGTGTACGACGTTAGCGCGGTAAGCGCACCTGCCAACGACGGGACCAGTATAGCTGCACGCAGCTACGCAAGCGGGAGACGCGAAGCAGAGCAGCGGGAGACGTTAGAAAAGCGCGCAGCTATGTTAAGAATTTTAGCAACAATTTAAAACAAAGAAAGGAACAAAGACAATGAGACTAAAAGAGATCGAATTAAGACTTGCAGCTATCAAGAAAGATGTAGAGGAAAGAGACGCACAGCTCACAGCCGAAGAGCTGGCAAAGTACGAGAAAGAAGTAAAAGACCTGCAGGAAGAAAGAGCGGCAATCATCCAGCAGCAGGAGCAGCGCACAAGTTTGCTTGCAGCTATCGCAGCAGGAGAAGTAACGGATGCAAACGGAAACCCAACAGCGCCTACAGTACTTAGAAATATCGCACCAGCAGACGGCAGCGGAGCAGAGCAGCGTACAGCAGTAAACAAGTACGAAACAATGGAGTACCGCAAAGCGTTTATGGAGTACGTCACAAGGGGCGTAACAATCCCTAAAGAGTACAGGCAGGACGCAGTAAGCCAGACAACAGACGTAGGCGCAGTCATCCCGACGAACGTATTAAACCAGATCATTACAAAGCTCGAAAGCGTGGGTAATATTCTGGCAAAGGTAACACGTACAGCATACAAGGGCGGCGTAACTATTCCTAAGTCAACAGTTAAGCCGGTTGCAACTTGGACAACACAGGGAAAGGGCAGCGACAAGCAGAAACAGGACACAAGCGGTACAGTAACATTTGCATATCACAAGCTGCGCTGCGCCGTAGCTGTATCGCTCGAAGTAGATACAATGGCTATTACAGCGTTTGAGAGCCTGTTAATTAATAACATTGTTGAGGCTATGACAAAAGCACTCGAGCAGGCTATTATTAGCGGTACTGGCACAGGACAGCCGAAAGGGATTACAGCAGAAACAGCCGACGAGGGGCAGACGGTGGAAACATCAAAGCCAGCGTACACAGATCTTATTACAGCAGAGGGCAACTTACCGGTTGCTTACGAAAAGGGCGCCGAATGGTGCATGTCTAAAAAGACATATATGAGCTACTACGGCTTAACTGACAGTAACGGGCAGCCTATTGGACGTATTAACTATGGGCTTGCAGGAAAGCCAGAGTATACACTCTTAGGCAGACCAGTAAACGTATGTGATTATTTACCAAGTTTTGCCAACGCAGAGAACAACTCTATTGTAGGCTTTTTGTTCAACTTTAAAGACTATGTGCTTAATACTAATTACGCTATGGGCGTTAAGAAGTATGAGGACAACGAAACCGACGATATGGTAACAAAGGGCATTATGTTAGCAGACGGCAAGGTAGTAGACACAGGCAGCTACGTACCGCTCAAGAAAGTACAGGCAGTCTAATTTATAAGCGGGCGGCGTAAAGCTGCCTGCTAAAGAAAGGCGAAACAATGAAAGGGCATTTAGATAAAAAGCAGCTCGAGGAAGAGTACAAGGTAGACGAACTTAGAGAGCTTGCTAAAAGTCTGGGGGTAAGTCCAGACGGGAAAAAAGCAGAGCTTGTAGAACGTATCGCGGCAACAGAGGTAGACATACCCGACGAGAACGACGAGCAGCAGACGGCAGCAAACACGCCGACAGTAAACGAGCAGCAGGCAGCAGCGAACGGGCAGCAGGCGGCAGGTGCTAACGTGCCCGTTTCGGACACAACAGTAAAGGTTATTGTAACAGAGACATACAAAGACTTGCAGCGAGATATTACACAGCACGCGGGCGACACGTTCGAGGTGACAAAAGAACGCGCAGCGCAGCTTATAGAGGCAGGCGTAGCAAAAGCGGCAGAGTAGGGGGCAGCTATGAGGACGGCACTAATAAAAGCAATTAAAGACAGTATGCGTATGTCTACCGCCTCGGCTATTATTGAGGACGATATAAGCGGCTGTATAGAGGCTTGCTTTAAAGACTTGCAGCTTGCAGGCGTGGAAAAGATAGACGAAACCGACGCGCTTATTATTAGAGCTGCACAGCTTTTTACAAAAGCAGACTTCAACTATAACAACCTTGCAGACAAATACAGGCAGAGCTACGACGCTCTTAAGATGTCTTTAGCGTTATCTGGCGAGTATAACGAGAAAGAAAGCGAGGGTAAATAATGTATGGAGAAATAACCTTAAAAACGCAGCTAAACGCAACAGAAACAGAGAGCGTAACTATATGTTGCGAGGTAGACAGCATAACCCAGAGCGAATACGCAACAGCAGGCGTTAAGGATATTAAGCCAAGCTATAAATTTACTGTATGGGCGCATGAATACAACGACCAGACAGAGTTAGAGTACAACGGGCAGCGATTAACTATTTACAGGACTTATAAAAAGCCAAACGAGGAAAAGTTAGAGCTGTACGCAGAAAAGAGGGCGGGCAAGCGTTGAGTAACGAGAAAATAAACACAGCAGGCGCAGCTATAGCCGAAGCACTGGCAGAATACGACCAAGAAATAGCAGACGCAACAAAGCGAATAACCGATGAAGTAGCAAAAGAGGCTGTAGACACTCTTAAGAAGAGCAGCCCAAAACTTACAGGAAGCTACCGCAAAGGCTGGCGCAAAAAACAATCATATGCAGACAAGAGGACAAAGCGAAATACTGTATATAACAAGACAGACTATCAGCTAACCCACTTGCTGGAATATGGACACGCAAGCAGGAACGGCGGCAGAGTTAGAGCCATACAACATATAGCACCTGTAGAGCAGGCGGCTATAGAGGCACTGCAGGAAAGAATAGAGGCAGCAGCGAGCAAATGAGATTGGAGGCAATTATAGAACGCGCCCGCGCGCTGGGGCTACCCTTGGCAAAGGACGAGTTCAGAGAAACAAAAGAGACACCACTACCCGAGCTGCCGTATTTGGTATACATAACACCGCAGGACAACGTAAGCAAAAGCGACGACGGCGCAGTAGGAGTTAGGGCGATACAGGCGGCTATAGAGCTTTACACAGACAAAACAGCAGACAGCAGCTTAGAAAAAGAGGTAGAGCAAAAGGTATTGTATGACATAGGCTTTAACAAATTCCAAGAGACAATACAAAGCGAAGATATGGTGCAGACGGCATACGAATTTACCATATACGAAAAAATAAGAAAGAGAGGACAGTAACAATATGGATAGCGAGAGAATAACGCTTGGCAGCGGTAAACTTTACTGCATTAAATTTACGGGAGAAATCCCAGACGACGCGACAATAGAGACAGAGGATAACCAGCTTGCACACATCAAAGGCGGCGCGTCACTCGAGTATACAGCAGAGAGCTATACAGCTAAAGACGACTTAGGCGTAGTGCAGAAAACTAAAGTAACGAAAGAAGAGGCAACTCTTAAGGCGGGCTTGCTCACTTGGTGCGCCACAACATTAGAGAAGTTATGCTCGACGGCAAGAGTTACAACTACAGCAAAAAAACGTACTGTAAAGATCGGAGGCTTAAAAAACCAGAAGAGCGACAAGTACTTAATTAGGTTTTTACACGAGGACGACGAGGACGGCGATATTAGAGTAACTATCGTTGGAAAGAACGAGGCGGGCTTTAGCTTCACATTCGCAACGGACGCAGAGACAACACTAGAGCCGACATTTACAGCGCACCCAATGGACAACGAGGGCACGCTTATTATTTTCGACGAGGAAATAGTACAGAACGTATAAGAGATTAAAGCGGCTGCACGTGCGGCCGCTATAGAAAAGAGGTTAGAACATGGCAAACAAAAGTTTTGATTTTGGAAAATTAAAGCGTAGCTTTTACCCTACCAAGTTAAAGGACGGCAAAACCCTTGTAGTAGAAATGCCTAAAAAGCGCACTTTTGAAAAAATGCAGATTATAAACGACATTGACACAGACGAGGCTAAGAGCGGCGAAGTATACGACGAAATGCTCGAGCTATTAGCGGAAATCTTAAGCAACAACAGAGGCAAAGAGCTTATTACAGCGGAGTACTTAGAGCAGGAAGAGTACGACATAGAGGAAATTATAGCGTACATTAACGACTATGCCGATTTTGTAAACAGTATTAAGAATAACCCAAACTAAAATTGCCGCACTACCCGAACGGGCAGGCAGAGGCGGCAGAGTATACATACACCGCAGATACACGAGCAGAGAAATTAGTTATAGATTACTTAAATATAAGCATATTCGACGTACAGGAAATGCCGATAGACCTATATTTATACTTTATGCGAGAAAGTTATATATATACGCTTAGCCAAACAGAAAAGGGCAGAAAGTATTTAGAGGACTGCTACAGAATGACGCAGACCAAGCCAGACCGCAAAAAGATACGAGAAAAGATTAAGAGCCAGAAAGGAGCGTAACAAGTGGCAGGCAGTATTAAAGGTATTACAATCGAAATAGGCGGCGACACCACTAAACTATCTAAGGCGCTTTCTGGCGTTAATAGTTCATGCAGCTCTTTGCAGAAAGAGTTAAGGGAAGTAGACAAGCTGCTTAAACTAGATCCGACGAATACGGAATTATTAGCCCAGAAACAGAAAGTATTAAAAGAGGCTATAGGAAGTACAAAAGAGAAGTTAGACACCTTAAAAGAGGCAGAAAAACAGGTGCAACAGCAGTTTGAGCGCGGAGAAGTAAGCGAAGAACAATACAGAGGGTTACAAAGAGAGATTGCAAGTACAGAGCAGCGCTTAAAGGACTTAGAGGCGGCAGCAAAGCAAAGCAATATATCGCTCGAAAAAATAGGAGAAGTAACCGAAAAAATAGGAGAAAAAACCACAGCCGCAGGCAATAAATTTAAACCACTTAGCACAGCAGCGGCAGCACTCGGTACAGCAAGTATAGTGACCGCTTCAAACTTTGAGGACGCTATGGCGAAAGTGTCCACCATAGCGGACAAAAGCAAAGTACCTATAGAAGATATGAGCACAGCTATATTAAAGCTGTCAGACGATACAGGACAGTCAGCAGCAGATATAGCAGAGTCCGTATATAATGCAATATCGGGCGGTATAGATACAGCAGACGCAGTAACGTTTGTAGCACAGTCGAGTAAATTAGCAAAGGCTGGCTTTACAGATACGGCAAACGCAACAGACATTTTAACAACAGCATTAAACGCATACGGCCTAGAGGCAACAGAAACAGAGCATATTAGCGATATGCTTATAACAACGCAGAATCTAGGAAAAACAACCGTAAACGAACTTGCTAGCGCTATGGGTAAAGTATACCGACAGCGAACGCAAACAACGTACAAATGAACCAGCTTTGCGCAGCTTACGCAGATATGACCGCGAAAGGAATAGCAACAGCAGAAAGCACTACATACTTAAACTCTATGCTTAACGAACTTGGAAAAGGCGGCACGACTGTAGACGGCGTACTAAGAGAAAAAACGGGTAAATCATTCGCAGAATTAAGCGCAGACGGCAATACACTTTCTGATGTATTAGCGATATTAAAAAGTTATGCAGACGAAAATAACAAGAGCTTTAGCGACCTATGGAGCAGTAGCGAAGCAGGCAAAGCGGCTATGGTACTACTCGGAAATGGAGCAGACGAGTTTAACAATGTGCTCGAACAAATGAATAACAGCACGGGCGCAACGACAGACGCTTTTAACAAGTTGGACACAGACAGCAACAAAGCCAAAATAGCACTAAACCAGATTAAAAACGCAGTAACAGACCTAGGGACTACGGCGCTAGGTCTGTTACAGCCAGCATTAACAAATATTTGCAGCAACGTAAAAGAGGCTACAGAGCGCTTTAAAAATATGGACGACAACACTAAGCAAATTATCGTAACAATAATTGCGGTAGTGGCAGCCCTAGCCCCCGCACTGCTGATACTGGGAAAAATATTTGCGGCAATATCAACTATGATAAATGTAATTAAGACCCTACAGACTGCAATAGTAGCGGTAAACGGCGTGCTTGCGGCAAACCCTATTATATTAGTCATAGCAGCGATAGCGGCGCTAATAGCAATATTTATAACGCTATATAACAAGTGCGAATGGTTTAGGGACGCTGTAAACGAAATTTTTGAGTACGTAAAAGAGTTTATAGGCGGCGCTATTGAGGTAATAAAGGGCGTTATAGGCACTATCTGGGACAAGATACAAGAGATATGGGGATTTATAGAGCCATACTTACAAGCGGCGTTTGCCTTTTTGCAGCAGTTGGGCGCAGATATAGCCCAGATATTTAGCGACTGCTGGGAAATCATTAAAGCAGTCTGGGATTTAGTAGAGCCGTATTTTTCTGCGCTATGGGAGAATATAAAAGTTATATTCTCGGTAGTAGGCGAAGTGCTGGGCGGTTTTTTCTCGGTAGCATGGGAATATATTAAAGGCGTCTGGGACGTAGCGGTACTTTACTTTACGCTCATCTGGGAAAACATAAAAGTAGTATTCTCGGCTGTAGGCGAAGTGCTGGGCTCATTTTTTCGCAACGCGTGGGAGATTATTAAAGCGGTCTGGGACGTCGTAGCGGCTTACTTTGCTGCAGTATGGAACGCAATAAAAACAGTATTTAGCGTCGTAAAAGATGTACTTACGGGAGACTTTAGAGGCGCTTGGGACGGAATTAAAAGCATATTTGCGGGCTTTGCAAATTTCTTTAGTACGTTATGGGGCAGCGTAAAGCGTATCTTTTCGGCTGTCGGTTCGTTCTTTAGAGACACTTTCGGGGCAGCTTGGAACGCAGTAAAAGGCGTATTCTCTAATTTTACATCATTTTTTAGGGGACTATGGAGTTCGATAAAAAACACTTTTACAAATTTAGGTACATCAATCGCAAGTGCGATAAGTGGCAGTATTAAAGCTGGCATTAATGGCGTAATTAGAATTATAGAAAACACCATAAACGGGGCTATAGGGCTTATCAATGGAGCTATCAAGCTCATAAACAAAATACCAGGGGTAAGCATTAGCAAAATAAGCAAATTAAGCCTACCAAGGCTTGCACACGGCGGCATTATCGGAAACGGCGGCGCTATGGTAGCAGAGGCGGGGCCGGAGCTCGTGCAAATGGTAAACGGCAAAGCTGTAGTAACACCACTTACAAATACGGCAAGAAACACAGCTATAGACACCGCAAAAGGCGGCAGACCACAGCAAATTACAAACAAGATCAACGTAAACATAGAGCATTTTGAAAACAACAGAGATACAGACATAAGAGAGCTTACAGAAGAAATGCTAGAGACTGCGGAAGAAATGAAAGAGAGGGACGACAGAGTATATGCTTAGTAATTATTACAATGCGGCTAATAGCTTCACATATAACGGCGTTAATTCTCTCGATATGGGGCTTTATATTATGAAGCAGAGCGGCGCGGACAACGCCGCCGAGCCTGTAATAGAAACCATAAACGTACCAGCGCGCGGCAATTTTGTAGTAGACAATCGCATAGACGAACTGGACAACCAGCAATTTAACGACTATGTACGAAAATACGTATGCTGCGTGGATATAGACGCCTTTAAGCTGGATTTAGAGGAACACGCCCGCAGGCTTTACACTTGGCTCTACGGCAGCGGTATAGAGTATAAAAAACTCTATGACACTTACGACAGAGACTATTACACACTTGCATACGTAAGCAGCGGGGCGAGCGTGTCAGAGCTTGCTAAGCGCTTGCTGGGGCAAATAGAAATACAATTTAAGTGCAAGGCGTACAAAAGAGCACTAAAGGGAGACGAAACAATAACGATAACAAAAGCGGCCACGATCATAAACCCAGAGGGCTTTACAGCAACGCCATATATGAAAATATACGGCAGCGGTAACGTAACGCTCTATATAAACAATCGCGCGCACGGCTTTAAAAATATAGACGGATATATAGAGGTAGATAGCGAGAACATGAACGCATACAAGGGCGATACATTACAGAATAATAAAATGCTTGTGGGGGCCTTTCCTAAACTGGCAGCAGGAATTAATAACATAAGCTGGGCGGGTAATGTAACAAAAATCGAAATAGTACCGCGCTGGTGCAAGCTATGATACCGATATTATATGCTGCCAGCGAAATAGACTTTACAACAAACGGCATAGGCTTACTTACAGATGCGGTAAGCTGCACAGTAACAGAAGAGAGAAACGGGGCATATGAGTTGACGCTTGTATACCCAGCAAAAGGACACTTAGCGGAATATATAGCAGAGGACGCTATTATTAAAGCAAAGGCAAATGACACGGACGAGCCGCAGCTTTTTAGAATATACAAAAGCGGCAAACAGATAGGCAGTAATACGACGTGGAACGCCGAGCACATAAGCTACGAGCTTACGGGCAACCCTGTAGAGCAGTTTAACGTAAGTGGGGTGAACGCAGAGCAGGCACTTAATAGACTGCTGGCAGCAGCAGTATTTAAACACAAATATACGGCCACAAGCGACATTACAACAGTAAACAGCACGAGTATAGCGGACGTGGTAAGCGTGCGTAAAGCACTCGGCGGCGTAGAGGGCAGTATATTAGATACGTGGGGCGGCGAATATCACTTTAATAACTACAGGATAGAACTATTAAAAGCGAGAGGCGCAGATAACGGCGTAACAATCGAATACGGCAAGAACTTAACCGACGCAAAACAAGAGCGTAACATATCAAATATAGTAACGGCCATATTCCCGTACGCGAAGTACACACCAGAGGGCACAGAAAACGAGGCATTCGTAAGCCTGAAAGAAAAGGCTCTAGTACACGCAGGCGCAGCGAACTACGCATATAAGCGCTGCGAGATAGTGGACTTTAGCAGCGAGTGGGAAAGCGGCACGATTATAACCGAGGATATGTTAAGAACGAAAGCAGAGGCATACTTAGAAAAAATAAGCACCGAGCCAGATATTAATATTACACTTTCGTACGCGCAGCTCAAAAAAACCAAGGACTATAAAAATATACAGGCTATGGAAAGCGTCAAGCTATGCGATACAGTAACAGTACGCATAGACAAGCTGCAGATAGAAGCGACAGCGAAAATAGTAAAAGCGAAGTACGACAGCTTAAAAGAACGTTACGACACTATGGAAATAGGCAGCGTGCGTACAAACTTAACTAAGCAGCTTACAGCGACGCAGCAGGAAATAACAGAGAGTATAAAAAGAAGCCAGACACGAGCCGAACAAATTAAAAAACAGATAGAGCAGACAATAGTAGACGTTACGGCGGCCATAACAGGAAACAGCGGCGGCTATGTGGTGCTCTACCCAGAGAAAAACCCGCAGGAGATCTACATACTAGACCAGCCAGAGCTTAGCAAAGCTAAAAATGTATGGCGTTGGAACCTTGCAGGGCTGGGGCACAGCAACACAGGAGTAAACGGCAAATTTACCACAGCAATAACAGCAGACGGGCAAATAGTAGCTAATTTTATCACAGCAGGCGAGCTCACAGGCTCGATACTTAGAGCGGGCACAGTATACGCAGAGGCGCTAGACGTGGAATACAGGAACACAGTGACAAAGCACGCAGACGACGCCGCAAATAAAGCGTACGAGGACAGCTTAAGTAAGATACAAACGACAGCCGAAGAGCTTAAGCTATTATGCAAGAAAATAAGCGAAACGGCTATGCACAATTACGCAGCAGACTTTACGGACGACTTAAGCGCACCCTGGTTTGCAAGCTCGGCAAACAATGTAGTAGAAAGTAGCACAACGCTTGGAAGATACGCGAAAATAATAAAAGCAAGCGCAAATTATAACAGCTACATACGCTGCGACACAAAGAAAACGCCCGCAGGCACTTACAGAGTACGTTATAAAGCGGCGACCATAGCAGGGCAGGAAAGCACAGCACGCGTACAATGTAGTTTTAAGACAACGGCAACAACGGCAGCAGGGGCGCTTAAATCGGACGACTGGACAACATTTGAGCGTGATATAGAGCTAAGCAGCGACTACGACGGCTATATATACTTTTATGCGACAGTATCGGGTACAACAGTATTAATTAAAGACGTGGAAGTACTGGGACTGCTACGAGATTACACAGAGGCGCAGCTTACAGTAAACGCAGACAACATTACGGCAGAGGTTAAAAGGGCACAGGACGCAGAAAAAGAGCTAAAAGCGTCCATAAAGGTAAACGCGGAGAAAATCGAAACAAAAGTAACAGCCGACGACGTTAGTTCGCAGATAGAGCAAAGCGCAGAGTCCATAAGGTGCCAAGCCGAAAAAATATCATGGAAAAGTGACAATTCTGAAATGACAGAAGAAGGCGAACTAACATGTAATAATATCAATATACAAAATGGAAAAGTTTTTATTAAACAAGAAGGTAACGAGGCAAAATTTGAAATCAGAGACAGCGACGGGGAAAGGGGCTTTACACTGCATAAAGCAAATTTGTACGGCTACAATTCGCTCGGGGCAAAGACAATCACGATAGGCAACGGAGATACGGGCTTTATTTATTGCAGGTATACAAATGGTGATAATTACCCTGCTAGTAGCTTAGGCTTTGGAAATCTGCAAATAAAAAAAAGCAGCACTGAATACACGAACGTAACAGCGACCGGTTTAAGCTGCACGGGAACAAAAAACCGTATAGTTAATACTTCAGACTACAACGATAGGCTTCTATACTGTTATGAAACACCAAGCCCTATGTTTGGAGATGTCGGAGCTGCTCAAATAGACGATACTGGGAAATGTTTAATTTTTATAGATGAAAAATTTTCACAAACGATTGATTTAGAATATCAATATGATGTTTTTCTTACTAAATATGGCGCTGGCGATTGCTACGTGTCAGAGCGCACACCATCGTATTTTGTTGTAGAGGGAACAAAAAATTTAAAATTTGCATGGGAAATAAAATCTATCCAAAGAGACTATGAAAATCTAAGACTTGAAGAATATACACTAGAACAGGACGACACAGACAATATATATGATGTATCAGAGTATCTTAATACTTTACTATATCAATTAGATTAATAAGAAAGCGAGGAATTAATAACATGATTAACATTAAAGCGATAGCAACAGCAACAGATGGCTCAGTTAAGCGAATGGCCATAACGTATGACGTCATCAACGAAATCGGAAAAGTTACAATGGCGAACGCAAAACTGAACAGAGTAATAGTTGATGATTCAGTACTCAAAGCAGTAGACACACTTGAATTATTCGCAAAGAGTAGTGTGAACGAAGCAATCTCTGAATAAGGAGGCATACATGGCAGATCTACAAATAACACAGGAAATCACAGTAGACCTTGACGACAGAAGCCCTTTTGAATATGTCGTAGTAAAACAGGGCGATAAGAACTCAAGAATAGTAGCTGTGACACTCCTACAGAATAAGCAGGTATTTACAATACCGACTGGCACCACTGCCAGAATCAAATACTACAAGCCCGACGGCAATGAGATCCTGAATGACTGCACGATATCAGGCAACAAGATTCTCGTAACGTACACAGAGCAGATGCTTGCGGCATCCGGTACCGGTAAGGGCGAAATAATGCTGACAAAAGACTCTAAAGAACTAAAATCAGCGACTTTTTATACAAAAATTGTGAGCTCAGTATACAAGACAGACGGGTTCGTGAGTGACAAAGAATTTCTTTCTATGAGAACAGTTATTAACGATATGGATCAGGCAGCGCAGGCAGCCACCACAAACGCAAACATAGCAAAGCAGGCAGCAACCAATGCAGATAATGCGGCACTGGAAGCAAAAAAACAGGCAGAAGAGTTAAGGAAAGAAATTGAAAATGATCTTGAATTGGAACGGGATAAGATTGTCAATGTGCATATTTGGGAGAAGATCAGTTCTAAGCTGATTCCAAATTTGGCCGCAGAAAAAGCACTAATTCTTGGGAATTGGCCAGCGAACGTTGCTGGAATGAAACCTAATTTTACAATCAGCTACAGTGATGCAATCAGCGAGGAAAATGGAGAAGTCGTCCTTGCCGATCCTGTAAAGACGTATCATGTTACAGCTTCAAGCGATTATCAAAAGCTGAATTTCCTGCGTGGAAAATACGTTAAACAAGAATCCGGAAATAACGGCGTATTCAAGGTTGCAACCAATGCGACGTTTGACGTTGTTACAGAAAAAAATGGGATAGAAGTATACGTGATGAAATGTTACAACGCTCAGCATGTAGATTCTGCCGGGTACACATCTGAGTATGTGACGTCAGCAAACCGTAGTGCTTATCCTGACAGCGGACTACAGAATGAGTATCGGTATGAGTACAGAGGGACAATCGGTCAGGCACTAACCAAAGTAAGCACAATAAGCAATTAAAGGAGGAATCGACATGAAAAGAAAAAGAAGAAAATTAGTAGCAATAATCTGCGCGCTCACACTGGCTCTTTCCAGTGCCGTACCGGTGTCGGCATGTACGCCACCACTTAATCCGCCGTCTGTTAAAATCCCAGATATTAATTTTCAACCTGGTGGTGCTTTAGAAGATGCTATTAGCAATGCTGTAAAAAACTGGATTGAGAAATGCATCCTCGGTACACCGACAGTGGAGTACGCGTCTTACTACAAGAGTGCATTAAGGTATTTTCATTACACCTGCGTAGCGGTAAAGTGGTCAGAAGTTGAAAATGCAACGAGTTATAAAGTTAGAGTTACAAAAGCAGATGGATCTTACAAAGAATTTGATGCAACATATACATCATTTTATGCAACGAATTACACAGATGATTTTATCGCTGACGGAATGGACGGTGCGACAGTGGAAGTAAGAGCTTACGGAGGCAATGATACGTTTGGCTGGTGGTCAGATGCTGCCGCCATTACGAGATTCGGATATTAGGAGGGATAGCATGATAAGAGGCACCACACCTACGTTGGAGTTTACACTGCCGTTTGACACATCACTGATTGCAGAGATGTATGTCACGATAGCACAAGGCGAAAAAACGGTGTTGGAAAAAACCTTGTCGGATTGCAGTTGTTCCGGAACATCCGTATCACTGGCTCTGACACAGGAGGACACGCTGAGATTGCAGCAACAGCCGCACTCACGGGCTGAGATGCAAATAAGAGTGCGTACTACAGCCGGAGAGGCTCTTGCATCCGACATCATGAGAGTATATGTTGGCAGGATCCTGAAAGAAGGAGTGATTTGATGCGATTCGATGTAACTTTTCGCGAGCTTGATAAAAAGCAGATCAAGGTTGACTTTGAGCACTTCCAGATTGTATCCGACCATGCCGGAGTGGAGTACTACAAGGGCGATTACACGGTCACGCCAAAAGTCGAAAAACAAGAGCTCGCGACACGTCAAAAGTTTCTGACAGAAAATGTAAAAATCAAAGAAATACCATTCTTCGAGGTGTCAAATCTTGAAGGTGGACAGACTGTATTTATTGGAAAGGAATTGTAAAATATGAGTATTAACAAAGTAGTATATGGTGGAAAGACATTGATTGACTTAACAGGTGATACTGTTACCGCAGACAAAATATTAAAAGGATTTACATCACATGGAAAAGATGGTGACTTGTTGACCGGTACTTGCACATATGACGTGGATTCAAGTGATGCTACAGCGGCTGTTGCAGAAATCCTTAAAGGTAAAACTTCATATGTAAGAGGAAAAAAACTGACTGGTACCATGCCAAATAATGGAGCAGTAGCTGGAACTATCACTATGAGACTACAAAATCACAGTGGGGTGGTTCTACTAATACAACCATGTATGCTTTCAATGGCACAAACTATTATAAATCAGCATATTATGGTTCGCCAGCTGCAACAAACATCACACTTGGTATTTCTGGAGGAAAGCTGACAGGATTACCGTCAGGATTAAGTGGTGGAACATTATTAGTTACGAGAGGTATTTAGAAAGGCGGTAAGAGGTGGTAACAAGGAGTTTGGGTGGTTTTATGACTCAAAATTTTTTGCGGAAGGCTTTAGTTAATTAATTTTAAGCTTTATGAAAGCAAAAGAATCACAAAAGAGGAGATATATACTCGAATATAATATGAGAAGATATTGCGACACAGACGACATAGAGAAAGGAGAAGAAGATGAAAGGAATTGACGTATCATCATACCAGGGCACAATAGACTGGGGCAAAGTTAAATGGGTTGGTGTACAGTTCACTATCTTAAAAATCATCAGAAAAGACTTGAACCCGGACAAGACCTTCGAGCGGAATTGGAAGGGCTGCACAGATGTCGGAATGCCGATTCAGGGCGTATATAATTACTCATACGCCACTACAGTAGAAAAGGCAAAGACGGATGCACAGAGAGTGATTGAGGTACTTGCCGGAAGAAAGACATTCGTATGGCTTGATGTAGAGGACAGATGCCAGCAAGGGCTTGGACAGACCTTAATTGACATCATCAACACATATCAGTCAGAAATCAAGGCGGCAGGGCTTGATTTTGGAGTTTACACCGGGCTCAGTTTCTACAACACCTACATCCTGCCATATGCTAATCAGATTAACTGTCCGTTCTGGATAGCTCGCTATCCATCCACTAAAGGAATGACAATCGGGGATGATCCGAACGATGCCAAGAAGCCGGCCATTGTGCACAGCCTGTATGGATGGCAGTATACCAGTGCGTTCACCTGCTCAGGACTCAATAATAGCACGGATGCCAACATCTTATATGTGGGGCTTGAAGCAAATGATACAACAGTAACAAGCCAGCCAGAAGCTGCGCCGGCTAAGCCGAGAGACGAGAGCTGGAAGGGCGACATTGATTACTATCTGGAAAGTGAAGAGGTCAGAAAATGGCAGCACGCTATGAATGTAGGCTTCGACCTCAAAGGAGCTGATGCGCTGAAAGAGGATGGTAAATTTGGAGCAGACTCGCAGGCGTTCGCAAAGAGCCACAACCTGTGGAGCGGCCAGAAACATTACTGCCCGACAGCAATCAAGTGGCTGAGAAGGACGCTGCATGATGTATATAGCTTCACCAAATTAGATACAGATTATAAAGAATGGAGTGACTATCTCTCAAAATGCGTGATGGTATTCCAAAAAAATAGAGGACTGACACAGGATGCTCGTGTCGGACTTCTCACAACATACAGGCTTTTGAAAGGATAAGGAAAAAATGATGAATAATATTACAAGATTTTTTGCAACAACATCAAGCAACAAAATTATGGAGATAGTAGTTATTTGTATAGTGATGGACACTATCTTTGGAGTGCTACGAGCAATCAAAGAGAAAAAGTTCAATTCAAACTTTGGAATTAATGGAGCAATCAGAAAGGTCGGTATGTTGATTTCTCTTGTGCTCCTGGCTCTGGTCGACTCAATCATAAGATTGAACCTCATCGGATTTATCCCGGAAGGGGCAAGAACATATCTTCCGGGACAGACAGTCGGAACAATGGAGTTTTTCGCACTGTTATATATTGCATACGAGATAGTCAGTATATTAAAGAATATGTCATTATGCGGATTACCGGTCAAAAAGGTATGGCGCACGGTCAAAAAGACGCTATCAAAGTATACCAATGAGCTTCCAACGGATTCGGCAAATTAAATAATTACAACACAAAAATAAAGGTATCTGTCAGAATGGCGGATACCTTTATTTTTATGAAAAATTAAAAGAAATTTTAAACAATACTTGACATATGGTGCACCATATGATATTATATACTTGTAAGGAGGTAAAGACAGATGAGTAAGAAAAGAAAAAAGAAAAAGTGCAAACTCAAAGATGTGGTCTTAGTATTCAGCATAATTCAAAGCTTGGCGGCAACGATATGCATGATATACGAAACATTCTTTAAGTAAGCACTAAGGCGGTGGGTAAATCCCACTGCTCACCGTTTATTTTACAGCATCTGTTTAAAAATGTCTATGATTAAAACAATAACAATTTCAACATGGGTGACATTCATATGCTTATGTTACCTGGCAATTAAAAATGGATTAGACATATTCATAGGAGTTGCCATACTGACAAGCGCGCTAAGCGGAATATTAGACATTATATATCTGAAAAGAGGTGACAATTAACATGCCAACAGGAAACCCAAAACCACAGACAATAGCAACAGAGAAATATGCAAAAAAGGCAGGCTGGATATCCAAAAGCTACAAACTCAAAAAAGATGTAGTTGACGAATATACACAGGCCTGCAAGAGAGCAGGAGTAAGCGCCGCAGGACAGCTTACAACAATGATGAAGAGCTTTGCTAAGGAGGTCAACGGAGCGAAGTACCATATAGGAGCGAAGTACCATATAATAGAAAAGCACAACAGAAACGCAAGAGAAGAGTTAAAATCATACAGCTTTGAAGAGTTGAAGGATTTCTTTGAGCCTAACGAAGAGTTCGAGGATTTACACAAAGAGTGGGAAGAGATAGAAGATCTATTCGATTTAAATGAATTTCTTGAGCACAAAGCTGACGGAATGGAGGTGGAGTATACAATAATCGAAGATTCAGAGTCTTAAAACGGGAAACTTTGGATGAACCTTCCTATATATAAAGAATAAAATATAATTAGAAATTTCCCCAAAATTTCCCCAAAATCATTACACCATGCATGAATACTGATAATTTGGGAGAAAAATAATAGGTTCGACTCCCGTCTAGTCCACTAAAAGGCGGTTTGTGATAAAACCGCCTTTTTTCTTGCCCGATTTCCTACAGCAGAAAGTGCGGTTAATAAATCATTTAAGGAGTCAGTAAAACTGTTATTTCAGGTTATCGAAAACATCATAAAAACGCGGGATGTATCGTATTTGAAAAATTAATTTAAAAAAAATGTAAAAAAGTGTTGACAAGTATGGAATAGGGTGATATTATATCGAAGTCGCTTCGGTGAGGCAACAAAAACGAAACGGCAAAACAGCATATCGGGGTGTGGCTCAGCTTGGCTAGAGCGCCTGGTTTGGGACCAGGAGGTCGCAGGTTCGAATCCTGTCACCCCGACTTGTGAATAATTAAATATGCGGGTGTAGTTCAATGGTAGAACACCAGCCTTCCAAGCTGGATACGTGGGTTCGATTCCCATCACCCGCTCTCGTGCAGGGGTATCGAAGTGGTCATAACGAGGCGGTCTTGAAAACCGTTTGTCCGCAAGGGCGCGTGGGTTCGAATCCCACCCCCTGCGCTTCATATAGGGCTATCGCCAAATGGTAAGGCAACGGACTCTGACTCCGTCATTTCAAGGTTCGAATCCTTGTAGCCCTGCTTGATAAAAAACTTAAAAAAGTTGTTGACAAACACTTGAAAGTTTGATATCAT